TTTCATCACTTGTTCAATAGATGTTAACATCTTTGGAGAAAATACTCCCGTAATGGTCAATTTAACCTCCTGATCATCGAGGTGCATTACCTTCACATCATAGCTATTAACATCCTCTCTCCTGTGGTTAATGAGCTCAGGCAATGGATATACAGCTCTGAGATAGTAAGGATCCTTCTTTTTCCACCAGTACTCATGCTCTCTGATTCCGTGAATAACGCTTGCATGGTTTTTCCCAAAGATTCTGCCGATCATTGTGGTAGATAGGTGCCTACGTTTGTGCAGGAAATTGTACAGGAAAAAACGTTTAAAAGCTATCTCTGGGGTTCTCTTTGGTATATCCAGCTCATATTCTTTGATTATATCCAGGATATCCTGATTCAAATCTACTGCTGTTTTGTATTTTTCTTCGTTCATAGCTTCTCAATTATAAAATGGCCTAATCTATGGGTACCTAATCTATACAGCTCTCTGGCTTTCCAGTTTGCAAGGGCTTCTGTTGGGAAGTAGTAACTCTCTCTGAGGCTTCCGCCTGCGTAATATAACAATCTAAACATTGGTATTTCATTTTTAAAATTTGTAAATATAATTCGATATCAAAGGAGCCCCCCCTGTCATGGGGTAGGCTCTGCTTCCGCCACCATCTAGCCATCTCGTAGAGGTTCATAATCCGCAGGTCCAGTGTTCATCCCACTCATGCACTCTCGAGCCATTGTCGTAGCATATAGATTGCTCATTGATGAGCTCCTGAAGCCAATAGTTAAGACCTTCCATCTGTACATCATTCAAGGTATAGTCATCACCTTCAGAGGTGACTGCCTCCACATCATATACTTTGAAGCTCTGATCTCTGAACATTCTGAATTTAAAATCTCCACAATAATTAAAGATTTCAAATTCAGCTTGAAACTCATTTCTTATACTGTCATCTGTTATATTGATCCACATATCGAAAAAATTAAAGAGTAATACATTACGGCTGTCATGCCTACTAATACGATAAAGCTAAGTAAGCTATTTACATACGGGTCTTTCATAATTCAGTTATTAAATAGTTAGATAAATCATTTACATTCGAGTTCGCAAATAATAGTTCTGCGTAAAGTTGGCAGTCTTCCAAATTGTACTGCTCGGTTAATGAAGTCCAAAGTTCATTTCCATCTTTGTCTAAAAATTCAATTTTAAAAGTTTTCATAATCATTTTTTTAAAGGGTTAATAAATGTGCGTTGTCAAGTCGCACCCCTTGGTTTTGTTATTCTATTATAGTAAAGAAATCCATACATCTTTTGTTTATAGTAGCTTCTTTGCCATGTCTTAATATTACAAATTGTTTTTTTGTATCTTTTATAACTTCAAATATTTCACCATCTCTAAAGTTATGCATTCGTGTCATTCCGTTTTCTAAATGGTTGTATCTTACTTTTTTCATGTCGTTTTTTTTTAATGTTGTGCCTTATTGACCTTACAAAGATAGATAACTTTTTATATATGCAAAACTTTTTGCACATTTTTTGCATTTTTTAACAAATTATTTTTTAAACCCTTATAAAATAAAGGAATTAGCTAGAAAATATTTTTCTTTTTTCTATAGATATACTCCTGATATTTACTAAATACCAGTTGGCTTAACTTATTGTAGCTGTTGCAGTCCTTACATTTTACCCAATGGTGTACGGTGCCTGCTCTGGTTACTACCTTCTTATTATATTGATAGTTAGTTCCTCCACATTCTACACATTCATACCTGTCACCTCCATGCTGTACGGCATAGTTGTGCTGAGGTAATGTATATGCCTGGATCTTATTAAATACCTTCTCAAGTACCTGTACATCCATCTTACAATATTCCACCATCTTATCCAGGGCCTGCTGATCTTTACGGAAAACTATATCTTTCCATAGATCTAGGCCTCCCGTTTCCATCTTAGCCCCTACTTGCAGGAATTTAGCTATATAGTCGAGCTTATTTGAATTGAAATTAAAGTACTTTTTAGCCAATTTAAGGGTATCAATAGTTTTCGGATGAGGCATAACATCAATGCCGTGAATTAAGGCCCTTGTGCGTATCCATTTGAGGTCGAATCTATCCCCATTATGTGCTACTATCTCATCAGCTTGAGCCAATAGTTTGGTAAATTCTTTAATCATGGCCTTATCACTTTGATTTTTTGACCATGTTAGGCTGTGAATCTCCTCCTCACCTTCCCACTTATAACAGATGCATATGATGGCCCTCTCATGTATTATATCCTGAGGATTTATATTGATGTTGTAGCCAGTACGCCAAAACACCCCAACATTGAAGCTCGTTTCAATGTCGTAAAATAAACGTTTTCTTATCATAATTTTCTCCAAAGGGCAAACCTATCTAATAGGCCTCCCTGCAATATGTACGGTATGATTAATCCCAGGATCAGGCCTACAACAAAAGGCCACCATCTGGTGCGGTATTTTACCTCCTTAGTTGCCTTTGCTATCTTTGCCTGCTCTTTAATTACCTTTACCTCGGTAGCTCCTTTGATTTTCTCAATCTTTACCCTCTCACGGTACTCTATCCTTGTTTGCCATCTGGTTTTAGGTATTTCAATTGTTTGATTTTGGTAACGTATTACCGTATCGCGATATGAGATAACTTTTTCCCATACTATGGTATCATTAACAATAACAGGGAAGCTATCCACCTTCAGCACCTGGATAGTATCACTACCCTGCTCAAATTTTAACCCATTCTCAATTGCCTTTCTTAAATGGTATTGTACTTTTAATTCTTTTGAACACGAATAGGCCGTAATGACAATAATAAATATTAATAATAACCTCATAATTCTAGTAGTGTGTATGAGAATTTATTCCCATGTATCTTAGCTGCCTTCTTGCAGATAAACATGAACGTTTCAAAGTCCTTAACCCGTTTGAATACCTGGCACCCTTCGCTCCAATTCTCTACCCATGTGCTGTCAGTACCTGCCTTGTGGATGTTAATACCAAAGATACCCTTGTCAGTTTTCACCTCATTAAAGATCATGTCTCTATTACCATCCCTCCATACGGTTACCTCTCCTAATCGCTGGCATAACGCCTCATATTTGCCTTGATGCTTATCAATGCACCAGGTAGCTCTATATTGTCCAGGCACCAATCTAGCTACTCCTTTAGCATTGTGAAATTGTTGAACACCCTTTTTGCCAGGGTCCGTGGTTGCGTTCCAGCAGAAAAACTGCCAGTTACCTAGGCTATCTTTATAGGTTATTGTGATATGATCATCAAACACATTAGTAACCTTATCAGCTATGGATGGGGCATTGTTACGGATGCCTACAATGTTAACATCATAGCCCTTATTTGCGGAATCCTCAAACCATTTATATCCTTTATCTTTTACAGCTCGCTCGATCTGTTCTCTGGTGTACATATTTCGTCTGTATTTTGTTTTATTTCTTTAGCTCTACTCATTAGCCTCTTTGCACTTTGCCAGAGGTCAATGCCTTGAACGGCCTTGTAATTCTCATTGATACTAATAACCTCAATGGATGCCAGAATCAATGCCATTACTTTGGTTAGCATTAAAGGTACAGTAAAAAATTTAATGACAATATCATTAAGGATAAAATAATCTATCAAATAAAACAAAATAACGGTAATCTCATACAGAAACATCTTAGATATAATACCACTTAGTGCCCTGCTAGTGATGGGTACCTTTGTTTTTTTGGCCTTCCAGATACCTGTAATGGTATCCAGGACAATGGCAAATCCTATTAAGAATAATAGCCCATAGATAGGCATGAAAAACGCCATGATTGTTCCTATTAATGCAGGCCATTTAGCCTGGATTGTTGTGAGTAATATGCTGAGCTGTGCCCTCACAGAATTAAGATGCTGTTATTGTAGCCATTCTCTCGGAAGTTACCACATAACCCTGTGCAGGTTGTGGTCCATTCATTGATACATGAGCAATGATTGAACATTGGCCGTAAATCGGTATCAGTATTCTGAGCTGATGTAAAGATCGGGAATAGTGCCTTGTTAGCCAGGAGCCATCTGATCAATCTCTGCTCAAAAAAACTAGCTTTCTGAGCATAATGCTCCATGCCGAAGGCTACCTCTGACCTGGATACACTAGCAGAGTAATCACCGTTTTGCGTTTGAAGGCCCTTGTTTTTCAATTGGTATGTCAATCCAAAAACAGCATCTTCTGCGGACCTCCATGCAATGACTGGCTGTATAAATTCTACCAAATCAATTTCATCATTGGTTAACGTCTGAGCATTGTAGGCTGTCAATAGATGGTTATAAAATACAGTACCCAGGATAGGCTGTATCCGCAATGCCGATTGAGTAGCGATGTATGGGGTAACATCTGTTACATCCACATTTGCAGTTATCGGGGTATTTGTTTTAAGGTAATTCTCAGTGATAAAATATAACATTATGCAATGGGTTGTGCTGTTGCATTGGCAACGGCTTGTGTTACATCTCCTCCCTCTATTGGCGGTAAGGATGCCAGAGCTCGTATCTCGTTAATGGTCATGGTCTCAAGGACCTTTGTAGCCACCAATGGGCTTAGGCTATTGAGTGCGTCATTGGTTTTGCTTGTATCCTCCTCCAACTCCACGATTGTCTCATTGATTATCTGGAAGTTATTGATCGTAAATTCTGCAGGGATTCTAGCAATAGATATAAGCTCGTTAAATATTGTTGTAATCTGGTTACGGAGCTCCATTACCACGTTTTTCTCAAATATAATGTATGCCTGTTTAATATCCGAGCCATTACCCAGAGCTCCTGCCGTTCTGATACCCATCAATATCGGGTCAATGGTATGGGCAAAACAGATTTGCTCAGTATTCAATTGTGATGCCTCAAGAAATAGCTTGTCATTGTTGTTATTTGGAAGGGCCTCTATCTTAGGGAGCTGGTCCTGGCTATTGGCAAAGAAAGCCACGGCCTTTCCAGCATTGGCTGCACCCTTAAGCCTGTCGATGGTTTCCTTTATCATGTGCTTCTCCTCCTCTGACTGTGGTCGTTTTGGGAACATCATGGCAAAGGATGGGAATACACTATTTTGAATGTTACTTTTTGCGAAATAGGAAAGATCACCACTCAAAAATGCAAAATTTAAAGCACTTGTATAGGTAGGTAGCGGATAGTAATCCTGACCCATCGATTTTATCTCATAGCAATAGAGCTGATATTCATCGGTACAGGTAATGTGGTAGGGTTTAATCTCTCGTATATCAATACGGGTGCTCCAGTCATCACATAGATAGTACATTTTTCTATCCCTAGATACCCTTACTTTTTCGGGGCTTACATTTTCAATCTTAGTGAGCTTCCGTTTTTTGTCAAAACACAATTTAAAATATACTCGATTGTGCAGTATTAGCTGTTTTGTTGTCGCTTTTACAATGTGTTTAAGATTGATTTTTTTCTCAAAGGTATAGAGCTCTAGTTTTTCCTGAGCTGTCATTTTATCCGTGCTCAAAGCAAAGCCCCCACCAATAACAGCATTGGTTTTATAATCCACTATAGCCCCATGCAAAGGTGAGCTGTAATACATTTGATTTAATAGCTCTGGATATAGTCCATCGGAACCGAATCGAACCTCCTTATTAGTATCATACCTACCATTAACATAGGGTAGGGTTAAGTTACCACGGCCTACGGGAAGGAATGGAGTAGAAAATGATTGATACCCTTCCACTACCTCTGGGCCTTTTGATTTGCTTTTGAAAATATCGTTATACCATGCCATATTAATCGTATATTGAGTTGCCTGCTGGTCCACTTACTACCATCCTGCCCTCTTCAATGACTACTCCTGTAGTTTGCGAAATGGATAAGGGTAAAACAAAGGGTAAATTAC